CGGGTCTTTGAACAAACCTTCGAGTGCCGTACAGAAGTGTGACCATTTCTGCGCCGGACTCTCTTTCTTATCTTTTACCGTCAGTTGCTTATTCGATACCCATGTTTCAAGTCGCCAATGCCGAAGCGAGTTAAATGTGTTCTGACATTTGCATGAAATCCAGATCGTCGGGTAGAACTTTTCAATCCCCTGATCTATATAGGTATTATTAAACGGCTTAACGCACTTCGCGGAGTTCTGTAGGCGTTCCTTTATAGCATCACGCCCGACTTCGCCGCGGGTAGCGAACGGCTCCCAATAACCACCCGAGCATATTCCTCGCATTTTCAACTGATGAAAGTGTCGATTCATGTCTTCGATGGTTGTCTTGCCAATACTTGTGTTCATCGTGTTCGCTAACGGGTCAATCAAATTACAGACAAACTTATCAAAGCCGCTTCGTTTTCCCATTTCCTCGCATAGGCGGGATGTAACCCATGTCCCGGGTGACGGATTCCACTCATCATAAACGAATGCTTCATTCGTAGGCGATATCGCAACCCATACAATAGCATGGGGGTTCGCGGGGTGAAAGTCCATTGATCGGGCCTTTACCCAACCGGAGATTCCTTCTTTCGTTATTCCGTATTTTTCGAGATTAATTACGTGTGTTTTGAAATTAAAATCTTTGAATATTCGTCCAGTTGCCTGTTTGAATATCCCATACCGCCGAGTCGCGACAATTGTTCCATCGGGATCAGGCGTGTTTTTATAAGACGCATCGATCTCATCCGGAGGCAATGTTGGATTGTCGTCAGTTGCCGCCTGAATTACCGCGATGTCAAGATCGGATTCCGTTTTCTCATACGCCGCCACAACCTTACCCTCGTATTTCAAGTAGTAATCTTGAATCGTGGGTGTTCTGATGTAGATTGAAGCCCGTTCGAATATATCATCATATGTCCAAGTCATACCATTTGCCGGTGTAACGCTTATTATGATATCACCATCTTCGACTAAGAGGCGGGGGAATTGTTCCTCAAAGAAATCAAACGGCGGTTCTTCATCACACCAACATGACATACGTTGAACACCGGCTCCGGCCTGAACTGCTTGAACGTAAGATTGAAACTCAACTACAATGTCTGCGCCCTTGTGCGTAATGCCGCCGGGAAACTGCATACCCGCGAGAGGGTCATGAATAATGAGTGCTGAATTTCGGAATGTAATGTCTTTCTTAATCAGAAACTTCGGTAGCCATTTTTTGAACTCAGGATATTGGGTATTGTTTATCTCGGCCGATTGTGCGGTATCTCCGCCGAGGTCTTCCTTCTCAGACGGTAGCGTTTGAGATGCAAATCGAAAGATTCTTGATTTACGTTTGTGGAGGACGATCTCATCGCCACATTCGGGACATCGCATGTCCGACGGGTATGAATCGATTCTCCAAGTTGCGCTGTCTTTGGACTTGTGCGTTGAAAGATATTGTTTAAGAGACTCACGGTAATCCTCTACATCGGCTGTTTTAGTTGCAAGTTGGGCACGGCCGGAACATTCAAGATATAGAACGTTTCGTTTAGCAATTGGGTGAGTTCCGAAAATACGCATCACATACTGATACGCGGTCGAGGCAGTCTTCATACTCTGATTGCCTGTAAATAGCCCAATTACTTTGTGTGGTAAACGTACGAAGCGCTTAAAGGCCCATGTTTTGAAAAATGAGCCGTAATTCTCCATCTGATTAAGAACTTCGGCTTGTTTTTCTGACATTTCCATATATTATTTCTTTCGCGTTGTTCCCGGGGGATTCGTTTTATTTTTCTTAACCTCCCCGGCGTATGATTTCCCGTCGAGATAGGCAATGTGGATGAACTTGTCGTCGGGTAGTTTCTTCGTCCGAACCCGGGCGCCATTTTTTATGGCCTCTTTGAAATTTTTGGGCATATTATTTCCCCTTCTTTTTCTTACGTTTTCGTTGCGCTTCCGAGGAATTTGGGTAAAGGTCTTCATAAGTTCGGGATCGTTCAGATTCACGTACCATACCCTTTAGTTTATTTGGGATAAAGGTCTTCGATGAATTCCATGCCCTCTTTGAATTGGCGCTTTCTTTTCTTTAAGTGTTTAACGAGAGTCATTACCTTAGACCTCCGAGGGCTTGATATAGGGTACGGGTTGCATGGATGTCTGAGAGAGCATCGTGAGCGTCGATAGCGATTCCCAATCTGTCACAGACTGTTTCAAGTTTATAATTCGGGAACCTAAATCCGTGTTTGGCAACGGCGACGGCGACAAAACTTGCAACGTCAATACAAGGCGAAAAACACCAGCTTCCAAAGTATTTGTCATTGGCTTTTTTAAACATTTGTCTGAGGAATCCATTATCAAAATGCACCCAATATCCTGCCATTATAAATTTATCATTACGGTCATATTTATCAATATACTTTGACCATCGGGCCTTCATGTTAGCTACCGCTTGTGGTAATAGTAATTCAATAGAAAGTAATTTTTCAAGTGTTGTACCGCCAATTTCAAGTGCCCGTTCTTCGATATACTTAGTATTATGTGGGCGAATATACATATTCTCCCCGTCCACAATTTCACCGTCGATTTCAATTAAATATGCTAATTGCCACGCATCGTGCTTAATGGGATCGAGTCCAGTTGTTTCCAAGTCAAGCCAGAGAATCTTCGTCGGTTTCTTCACCTTCCTGCCTTTCGGTTATATGTTTCCGCAATGCATCATATTCAATCCCGGCTCCGCCCATTGGCTTATGTGGCTCTTCCATTTTCTTTTCCCATTCACCGAGGGCTTCTTTTATTAGACTTGCCGCTTCGGGAAGTTTAAAGTTGATCAGTATCTCAGCTTCGGGAGTTGCTCGAAAATAAACGTCAGTTTTACCCGTATGATCGGCATACATTACAATATTCATAATCGGAATCTGTTTATGATTCTCGAAACGTTCCAACATCTCAGCCAAACGTTCCTGAACATACTGCATCAAGTAACTACCTTCTTTGTTATCAAGTTCATTAGGTTTCTCGGGCATTAGGGATCGAATGATATATTCCAGAAAATCCCAAAACTTATCGATTATTTCCGGTTTAACTTCATAACTCATTTGCTTTTCCTTTTAGTTCTTCAAGTTGATTTAGAATATATTCGGAAAATTCGCGACCTTCCTTATTTGTCCAATATTCAGTTTGAAGTAATCTTTCGACATAAGGTGCAAGATGCTTTTGAATGTCTTCCATAAATTCTTCAAAAACATATTCATTATCCCCGGGAGTTAACCAAGTTTCATAGCCGCGACGCCAATTACTAATCATCATCTTTAGAGTTTCGAGTTCTGCTTGTCCAATTTCCTCTTTTGATTTTACAATACCCACGTCCCCTTACCTTCCGCAAATCCCATTGGAACAACCAAAGGAACTGCCGTACATCTGTCGTTGTCACATTTGATACTTTTATTGTCGGGGGGCATTTTAAAGAATGTTCCTCCGCACAACGGACAGATTAATTTAAAATACACCACTTCCATACCGGTATCAGAATCAACCTGAAATGGTATTAATAATTCCTGTGACATACGTTCGAATGCTACTTTAGTTGTATGTGCCATTAGGAAAAATACTTTCTCAGAATATTGTTCATTTCTGTGATTTTATTACCAATGTCTTTCAGATAATCGGCAATGGAATCTTTCTTTGGATCGAAGTCTTTCATCACGTCAACGATACTTTTGATTTCTTTCAAATCTTCGATTGGTTGTAAGGCCATTTCACATCCTTTTTTTGGGTGGTTAGTATAAAATTGGTTGGGGTAGTGGGATTCTCACCCACAACTTCCGCGTGATGCGCGGCACTCTTTTGTTGAGTTATACCCCCGTTGATTGGTAGCCTCGGCGGGACTCGAACCCGCGTCCGAAAGTTGAAAGCCTCCGTACTTTTGCCTATTAAGTAATACGAGGCCGAGTTAAATGGTAGCGCATCCGAGAATCGAACTCGGCACACCAAGCTTCCAATGCTCAGCCGACACCTTGCCTGATATGCACTTTAATATTTAGTATAAAGAACGTTTTGTAAAATGTTAATGACGCGATGCCGAGCTACGTTGACTTCGGACTCATCGATGAAACGTTCTGTCATTAACCACTGAAGTTCGGCCAGCAAAAGTTCGGTCATTTCGTGAAAAGCGAATTGTTTAATATCAGTAATAGTAAGATCGGCGTCTTTGTTTAAACTAATCCAAGCACAGCGAGCGTCATGATTAACCGTACAGCGAGCGGCATTATAGTTCAAATCCTTTTCGGTTTTAAATTGGTATGTAATATCCCAATCAAGAAGACCATAAATCTTTGCCCATTTTTCGCCGGTTTTGGTGAAAATTTCAAAGTGTTTTTTCTTTAATGCCATTCAGGGCCTTTCCCCAAATTCCGGGTGTGTGTAAAAAATTGTGTGTGTTTTCGAATGTGTGCGTGATTTACCTTCAATCGATACCACATCCAAACAAAAAACCGTCCCGCTCACTCCCCCACCTTCGACTCTGTATATAGTGCCTCACGTCATGACATACCACAACATATTGTATGTCTCACATTATCACGCATATCATAGGCTATATTGTACGTAAGTACGTGATATCACACACATACAAGGAACCGGTGTCCAGTCTGATAAGAGATATTATGTCAACTACAGCGTATATGGGAGCATATGGGAGCATAGCAGAGAACACGCTTATATCGGTCTATGTGATATCAGACACTTAGCGCATACCTATTGCCTATTATGCTAATCGGCCCTAATCGTCTATAATTGCCGAAAACTCAGCATCCACAAACGCATCATTACCGCTTAGTTTGTCGATGATCTCACGCAT